GTCTTAGGTTAGGTAGTAAGATTATTGGTAAGTGTTTAATGGGTTCTACATCGAATGCTTTAGATAAGGGTGGTGAAAACTTTAAGAGATTGTACTATGACTCTGATCCTAGTAATAGAAACGCTAATGGTCAAACTAAGAGTGGTATGTACTCTCTGTTTATTCCAATGGAATGGAACATGGAAGGGTTTATAGATAGATACGGCATGCCAGTGCTTGAGACGCCTTCTAAGGCTGTTTTAGGTGTTGATGGTGAGATGATATCAAAGGGAGCTATAAACTACTGGGAGGACGAGGTTAAGTCGCTTAAAAACGATCCTGATGCATTGAATGAATACTACAGACAGTTTTCAAGGACTGAGTCTCATGCATTTAGAGATGAGAGTAAGAGTTCTATATTTAATCTAACAAAGATATACCAGCAGATAGATTATAACGATAATCTAATACGTGATAGAGTATTAACTCGTGGATCTTTTCACTGGAAAGACGGTAAGATTGATACTGAAGTTATTTGGACGCCTAACGATAGGGGTAGGTTTTTAGTATCGTGGATACCAAACAGTAAGTTACAGAATAATATGCAAAGAGCAAATGGTAATAGAATACCAGGGAATGCTCATATAGGATCATTTGGATGTGACTCTTATGACATATCTGGAACAGTTGGTGGTGGTGGATCTAATGGTGCCTTACACGGACTAACAAAGTTTCATGTGGATGATGCTCCTGTTAATGAATTTTTCTTGGAGTACGTTGCTAGACCACAGACTGCTGAACTATTTTTTGAAGATGTTTTGATGGCCTGTGTATTTTATGGTATGCCAATACTTGCAGAGAACAACAAGCCTAGATTATTGTATCATTTTAAGAACAGGGGATACAGAAACTATTCACTAAATAGGCCAGATAAACCTACTAGAGGGCTGTCTAAGACAGAGAAAGAATTAGGTGGTATACCGAACTCTTCAGAGGCTGTAAAACAAGCACACGCATCAGCTATAGAGACGTACATAGAGAAGTACGTAGGGCTTGATACAGATGGTACGTACAGGTCTCCAGATGAGATGGGATCTATGTATTTTAGCAGGACCTTACAGGACTGGGCTAGGTTCGATATAAACAATAGGACAAAGTTTGATGCATCGATAAGTTCTGGACTAGCTATAATGGCTAACCAACAACATCTATATCAAAAGGTTAAAAAAGAGTCGAAAATAAGCATTAACTTTGCAAGATATAACAATAAGGGAAGTATTAGTCAAATAATTAGATGAAAGAGATAAACATTTCTATAGATCCATCATCTTTTCCAAGTCAATATGTACCTGACGCAAAAAAGAGCACAAAAGAGTTTGGGCTTCAGATTGGTCAGGCTATACAGTATGAATGGTTTAAAAAAGATAACGGTGGCTCTAAGTTTTACAATCAGTGGGACGCCTTCCATAAATTAAGACTGTACGCTAGAGCGGAGCAGTCTGTAGGAAAGTACAAGAACGAACTAGCCGTTGATGGCGATTTATCGTACATGAACCTTGACTGGACACCAGTTCCAATCATACCTAAATTCATAGATATAGTTGTTAATGGTATGGCCGATAGACTTTTTGAGGTTAAGGCATACGCACAGGATGCGATGTCTGCTGAAAAAAGAAACCAGTATCAGGATACTATAGAGGAGGACATGGTGTCAAAGGATTTACTTAACCAAGTAAAGAATGACTTTGGTATAGATGCATTTAATACTGATCCTGAGAACTTACCAGCTAATGATGATGAGTTACAGTTGCATATGCAGCTTAATTACAAGTCATCTATAGAGCTTGCAGAAGAGGCTGTTATAAATACTGTTCTATCTGAGAACAAGTATGATGACACAAGAAAAAGAATTATATACGATATTACAACATTAGGTATAGGTTGTGCTAAGCACGAGTATTTACCTGGAACGGGTATTGTAACAAAATACGTAGACCCAGCTAACATCGTATACAGCTACACTGAAGACCCAAACTTCAATGACTGTTTTTACTGGGGAGAGGTTAAGACAACACATATTAGTGAGTTGTTAAAGATTGATCCTACACTAACAAATGATGATCTAGAAAAAGTTGCTAAGTCAAGTTCTGACTGGCATAACTACTTTCATGCTACTCAGTTTTATGAGAATTCACTATTTAATAACGACACAGTAACCTTACTGTATTTCAATTACAAGACTACTAAAAAGTTTGTGTATAAGAAAAAGGGTGAGAAGGTTATAGAAAAAGAAGATACATTCAATCCACCAGCAGAGATGATGGAGGAGAGAGAATTTGAAAAGATAGAAAAGACCATTGACGTTTGGTATGAGGGCGTTATGGTTATGGGTACTAACATTATACTAAAGTGGCAATTGTCTGAGAATATGGTTAGACCAAAGTCTGCGTCTCAGAATGCTATGTCTAATTATGTTGCATGTGCACCTAGAATGTATAAAGGTAATATTGAATCATTACTTAGAAGAATGGTTCCTTTTGCAGACCTCATCCAAATGACACACTTGAAGTTACAGCAGGTAATACAGAAAGTTGTTCCAGATGGTGTGTTCATAGATGCTGATGGTCTAAACGAAGTAGACCTTGGTAATGGAGCTACGTACAATCCAGAGGACGCATTAAGGCTTTACTTTCAGACTGGTTCTGTTGTGGGGCGTAGCTACACTCAGGACGGTGAGTTTAATAACGCAAGAATTCCTATTCAGGAGCTTGCTAAGAACAGCGGTCAAGGTAAAATAAACTCTTTAGTTGGTAGTTACAATCACTACCTACAAATGCTTAGAGATGTAACTGGATTAAATGAAGCTAGAGATGGTTCTATGCCTGATCCAGATTCATTAGTTGGTCTACAAAAATTAGCAGCTCTTAACAGCAACACGGCTACAAGACACATTCTTGATGCCAGCTTAGATATTACAAGAGATCTTGCTACAGCACTAACGTGCAGAATATCTGATGCATTAGAATATCATCCACACAAGGAAGAGTTTGTTATGCAGATCGGTAAGTATAATGTTAACTTACTTAAGGAAATAAGTGACCTACACATATATGACTTTGGGATATTCATAGAGATGGCTCCAGATGACGAGCAAAAACAAATGCTTGAGCAAAACATTCAAATGGCACTGTCAAAGGGATCTATTGATCTTGATGACGCTATAGATATTAGAGAAGTCAAGAATGTGAAGCTTGCAAACCAACTTCTTAAGGTCAAGAGAAAACGTAAGGAGAAGGAGAGACAACAGTTTGAGATGCAGAAGATTCAACAGCAGCAACAAGCACAGATGCAGTCACAACAGATGGCGGCTCAGGTTGCAGCTCAAAAACTTCAAATGGAAACTCAGTCTGAAATGCAGATAGCACAAGCTAAGGCTGGATTTGATATTGAAAGAATGCGTGGTGAGGCTGCTATTAAGTCTGAACTAATGCAGCTAGAGTTCCAATTGAATATGCAGTTAAAAGGCGTAGAAGTTGAATCATTGAAGACTAGAGAAGACTTAAAAGAAAAAGCTAAGGCTGATAGAATTAGCAAACAAAATACACAACAATCTAAGTTGATAGAGCAGCGTAAGAAGGATCTTCCTCCTATTAACTTTGAGTCTAACGAAGACACGTTGGATGGGTTTGATCTTGCTGAGTTTGAGCCTAGATAAGTATAATATAATAATGCGTAATTTTGCGCAGTAAATTTAATTTAATATGGATATAAAAGTAAAAGCGGTCCCAGGACCAGGAGATAAGTCTGTGCAAGAGGTTGAAAATGAACTACTTGAACAGCATGAAGAAAAACAAGTTGCTGAAGAGCAGCCTGTAGAAACCAATACTGAAGCTGTTGAAGAGCAGGCGGTATTACAAGAATTAACTGAGGAAGAGGTTGAGAAACCTACACTCGGTGAAGACGACGTTCTTTCATTTATTAGAGAAAGATATAACAAAGAGATAAACTCTGTTGATGATTTATTTGCTCAACGTGAAGCGAATGATGAGTTGCCAGAGGATGTATCTGCCTTCTTGAAGTATAAGAAGGAAACTGGTCGAGGCATTGACGATTTTATGAAGCTGCAAGCTGATTACGACAAGATGGATTCAGACCAAGTATTGCGAGAGTACTATGCTTCAACGGAAAAAGACTTAGACTCAGAG